CACCTTGTACCTCGGTCCCTCCATCCGCATTACTTTCCCCATTGTCATCCCCTTCCTGACCCGGCCCTGTCGGTGGGTCTTGCTTCAAGATGTTGTAAATATCGTCAGTCGACATGTCGCGGAACCGCTCGTCCAACAACGCACCGTCTGGCAACTCCATGCATGACACACCCCGCCGGTCCTTCTCGGCATGAATTGCATCCATGATTTTCAAGTTGATGAAGTAATCACCAGCCACATTCCAAAGGTACGGGTCACGATTACCCCGGCGCAGGTGATGCTTGCTGTAGACGTGCATCACCTCATGTACTGCCAAGCCAATCATTTCCGGCTTTGTCAAACTGCGGACAAAGTCCGGGTTGAACTTGACAAAGGTGCCATCTGTACACGCAGTAGCGATTGACTTGTCAATCTCCCAACGCATCTTGGATACACCCACTCCGAAGAACGGCTGGTGGAAGAGCGTCGATATTTTGCAACGCTCGACGGCGTCTAGAACGTCTTGCATTTAGCCCTCCATTAACAGATTTTTGATACCGGTATTCATGTCGTGGAACGCAGCATTCTTGACGAGCGTGACATCCTCACGCGCGCCGATGTCATTGGCGAAGATAAGTTGGAACTCACGACCCAGACGCTGCATATACTTGACGACGTTGGTCATCGTCTGCGGCTTGGCCATGCGCGCCAGACTGCCGGTCACGGCATACAAGGTTGACGGGTCAGTCGGAACCTCGACATCCATCGGTGATGTCTCCACCTTCTTGAGGTCAGGCAAGCTGCGCCACATGCGAAGGAACCCTGAGAACTCAATCGCAAATCCACGACCACAACATCCCTCAATCAATGCCGTCTCAATAGACTTGGACGGCTTTTGCTTGAGCAAGTCAGACAGCATTGCCAGTGAACGAGGCGTCGGGAAGGCAGTCATCTCGGGTTCGAAGTGATGTAACTGGTCTTGCTTGAAGCGGACAAAGGCGACCACTTCAGGCAGGATGTCATTCTTGACAGCCCACGCTGCCCATACATCCACTTCAGGCTGCAACTCTACATGCACGAAGCGATTGCGCAGCGGCCCCGGCATGGTGTTGGTGATGCCCCGGTCAGACTTGACGTTGCCAGCCGCCATGATGCGGCAACCCTTAGGCAGAACATAGTCTGCGATTCCCCGGTCAAGGACTAACTGATACGCCATACCCTGAACAATCGGTGATGCCGATGTAAGTTCCTCAAGGGCGATAAGGTATTTCGCGTCTGGGTCAGTCGGCAGACGAGAGTCACGCGCCCATCTTACCCAAACCTCACCCTTGTCTGTCTTGACTGGTACAGGTACGCCCTTGACATCACTGGGGTCAGTGATTGCAAGGCGCAAGTCGATAATCCCATCGAAGCCATGCATCTCGACAAGCTGCTTCATATTATCGGATTTGCCGCTACCGGCCTTGCCCCATGTGAACAGGGGCTTGTCCGCTGCAAGGCAGATGGATGCGAAGTCGAACCATTCTTTGTTCGAAACAGAGGCGATATTCATCTCGGTGTTTTTCATTTCAATCTCACTTTCTACTGACAGATAGAAGTATAATGTCTAAAATATGTTTGTGCAACATATTTTAGACCGGTGCTAGTCGCGACGAAATGGGATGACCGTTCGAGTGGCCACCGTATCACGTTTCTCCTTTTCTTTGACGGCACGGGCCACCCCTGCGTCCACCATCTCATCGAAGGTGTTGGCATGGGCGCGCAGGATGACAATCTTGAAGTCCTCCCACTTGATTGCCGGGACTTTCCGGCGTTCACAAACTGCTCGGTGTTCTTTCCACGCCGCCATGCGGCGCAGAAAGAAGTCATCAGCAAGTTTCTGTTTCATCTCATAGACCTCCTTAGGGTTGAATTTTTTCATCATCATTCAGCCGCCATCCCGTACCCAGACATCGCGTCAAGGATAGACTGCGCATCGTCAGCGGCATTCTTGCGAAGCAAGTCATTATCGCGCAGGTCACCAGCGTCAAGATGGGCCAGCTTGCTGCGGACCATGTCACAGTAATTGTTCAGGTCAGCATCGCCCGTCAGATTGAGGCGTGGCAGGACATCGCAAATGTCGCGGATGTTCTGCACAATGCTATCTTTGAATGTTCCAACAGCCTTGGTCTCTTTTGTTTTTGGCTGATATCTACGCATTGCATCGCCGAAGCTGTCTACCCGGTCAATAAGACGTGACCAAAGTTCGTGCATTGCCTCGTCAATCTTGGATTGCATCTCGGCCTCGGCGGTGTCGATGAGCAGCCGTTCCATTTGCTCGGAACCGAACATCTTGTCGAAGGTGTTGCCGTCCGGCAGGGGCTGATATGAAACGGTGAACTGAAACCGTTCACGCACGACCTCGACCGGCGGGTAATCGTCTGCATTCCATAAGTCTCCAAGTCGCAGCTTTTGAGCATCGCGGCCCTTCTCGTATGTGTGGCAGAACTCGCCGACCAATGTGTTGTAGATATCTTTGTAGTTACCGACAATCTCGGCGTGACTGTCGAAGTTGGTGACAGGCAGCAAGTCCTGACCGGACAGATATGGCAGGGTTTGCGACTTGTTGATGTTGCGCGCCTTGCCAGCAACCTTGGCAATGTCTTTTAGAAGCTGATTGCCAGCAAACAGCGACTTGACATACTTACCGGCGTTGGCAGCGGCTTTCTTGTCTGATGCGACCTCGTCAGATACTGACCGGTCAATCTTCTCGCCGCCCCACTGCTTGATGTTGAGGCGCACGATAACGGCAGATTTTTGGATGTTTGTAGTCATGGTGATAAGTGTCCTTCTACTGACAGATATTGACTGGTTAATGATTATTTTAGAGATAGTCAAGACGCAAAGCGTCGAGGCTAGTACGTTACAACCCTATAGCGTCGACCATCACGTTCTATACGCGCTTGGTACTGGTGCATGATAGGCTTGCGCTTGGAGCCACGCCGTTCAAGCATGGGCATCCACTTCTCGGCATATCGAATGCCGGACTTCAATTCACGGTCGTCATAGTCAGGCAGTGCCTTGCGTATCTTGCCGAAGGTGTCGGCACCGCTGCGCACTTGCGCTATCACGGCCATCGCTACCCGCGACTTGAAGGCAGCGGTTAGCTTGCGTCTTTCTGGCGGTCTATTCGATGGTTTCGGGTTTGTGAGGTCCAGAGTAACCCAAGCAGGGCTGTCGGGGTCTGAAATGCCGGAACCTATCTTGCAGTCAGGGTGACCACGGCGCAGGAACGTCGGAATGGTCAGGTCATCAGTCATAGCGAATTACTCCCGAAAGGTTGGGGATGACGGTGTCGGGCAACAGGGTGCAGCCCACCATCTTCTTATTCAGCAGCGCATACGGCTTGCGCAGGTCAAACCGGCGATACTGCTTTTTGCGCAGGTCGAACGTCACGATGATGTGGTCGGGGAGATTCGACTCGTTTTTCAGGACGCCCCAAAATGGCCGGTGCGTACCGTCCTGCTTGGTGAACGCGCCGGTCACGAACTGACCGCCGAATGCGGCCAGCAAGGTCTGTTTTTCTGTCATCAGCAATCCTCCTCTTTTGCAATTTCATAGCTTTGCCGAACCTCGGCGGGGTCTAGATTTGGTTCGTTGAACAGGTCTGACAGCACGAACGCACCGTCTATCTTGAACAACAGCGGACATTCATCGCCGTACTTGGGATGCTCGTACAGGGCGATGCCGCCAATCACGGCTGTGGGTTGCAGGTTACGCATGTTTACTCGCTTTCTCGACGGTGATGTTACCGCCGGGTCATCGCCGGGTGTCCCGAAGATGACCCGGAAGCAGGGCCGAAGCCCTGCCGCCTGATGTTTCCCCCTGCCCCGCAGACCGTCGCGTCACTGGCCGGTGACGGGTGCGAAGCAGGGGCCGCTGCGCCAGCCGGAGAACCGGGGGCGCTTGGTGCAATGGGGCGCGCGGCTGCGCCCGACCCCGAAGGGTCAGCCCGTGATGTGGGCCAGCCAACCAGTGGAGCGTCACCCGCCGTCAAATCGGGGTGCGCTCAATTCAAACTCAAACAGCCGGGGTCCGCCCGACTGCCACACTGTCAGCCCTGATTCGGGGGTCTGAGTTCATAACGTCCTTTTAGCGGGGGCGAAGCCCTGCCCTGTCCGGGGGTCTGTTCAGTATCGGGGATAGGCGTCCTTTGCGCGGGATGATTACCGTGCCTTGACCGGGGGTCTGTGAAGGGCCGCGCTTGGTACGGCTTGTAAATCCTACAGCCAAGCGAAGCCGGACAATTGACCGTGTCCGGGAGGTCTGACGCCGCACCTGAACATTGACCGGTTCCGGTGGGTCAAACGTGCCGTAACGACAGGGACCGATTCCGAGGGGTCTAGTGACAGTGTGCTGGTGAAAGCAATGTGATTTGATGAACGGTGAGAAACAGGGAACCGGAGCCAGCGCGCAGCCGGGAGCGGGGAGTATCGGGGGCGCGGAGTGGCCATGCCAGTGCATAGCCTTAAGCCGCGCCGGGTCCGACTGCCGTCGCCCTAGCGTTGCGTGGTGTCACCCGTGTGGGTGCCGGTATGAACATTGTCAAACAGCGCGGGGCGCGTGGCCCCCTACCCTCCGAAGAGGGCATGTGTCGAAAATATGTTAGACCATCTCTGAAAACAACCCTTAAACGTCAAATAAATTTTAGACAGCAGAAAGCCTGTTATTTATCAGCAGCTTACTGTCCAAAAAAAATTAGACAGGCGTAGGCAAAGCCCGGAACGGGCGCGGAAATCGCGGCACTGACCAATGCAGGGATGCTAAATTACAGGGGGATTGAAAGAAACAGAGACACCAGCCACCAACAGAGATTGACCAGCCAATGGCAAGTAAGAAGAACACCACAGCATCAGGGCTGACCGCAAAGCAGGAAGCGTTCTGTCAGGCATACGTTGCCGGGGACAGCAAAGGCAGCGCCACAGCGGCCTATCGGGCAGCATACCGCGCTGACTCGATGAAACCCGCCAGTGTCCACAAAGAAAGCTGCGTCTTGTTGGATAACCCCAAGATTGCCGGGAGGATTGAGCAACTAAACGCTGATATCACCGCTCAACACCGCTTGCAGGGCGTCGGGTTGCGCCAGCGGGTGCAAGATGGGCTGCTGGCCGAGGCTATGACCGCCGAAAGTCCAGCCGCACGCGTCCGGGCGTGGGAGTTAATCGGCAAGTTGCAGGGCGTCGACGCCTTTGCTGCGGACAAAGTCGAGACCAGCACAACAATTTCAAGCAAACAGGCCGAAAATGAACTGCAGCAAGCGATTGCGGACGCTCTGCAAGATGACACTGTCATCCAATTGTTCAGCAAGTGACTGATATCGCTGGATTGTGGTCCCGTGACGCACGGGACACCTTATCATCGGGCGTGGACCCGCGCGCGCACCTGCGCACATGCGCCTGCCCCCGCACCCCCCCGCACACGCGCGCGCACACATACACGTATACATGCTATTCCACAGCCATAATCCCCAAAAAATGGGGAAAGGGGCCAAGGAATCCTGCCCCCTTGGGGGTAAATCACTGAAAACGGGTAGGGAATCCTAGCCCCCCGCATATTTCATACATATTTTAGAGTTGACTTTCTCTAAAATCAGAAATATCCTTTGCAAGCGAGTCAAGCATCGCAAGCTGGAGAGGGGGGTCATCCATTTTATCTCCTTCCACCTCTAGAGAAAGGGTGACCCCTCATGTCCAGACTCATCTGGGAAGATGAAAACG